ATTCGTCGATGGGGCGTAGAGGGAAATAACAACGACCAACCCACCACCTGCCGAATTCGGGATCTCTAGGGTTCCTAAATCGAATATTGTTTTTCCGCCTGGGCTATATATTTCACTGGCCATGTTCAAGGGTGCGTAGACGCCACCAAAGAGCGTGTATAATCCAGCCCGAATGTAACAACCTGTCGGGATAGAGGAAAATGCAGCTATCAGGTTGATTGATTTTCCCGCAAGTTTTGACGAAACCGTTGTCGACATGGGCAAGGCCCATAAAATGCTATTGTGCGTGATCGATCCTGTCCAGTTCGCTGTGGGAACCGATGGGATCAACAGATGTTGATTGCCCGTGAGGCCAGCATGGGCATCAACATTGAAATAAAAATCCCGTGCATCTAAGGTTGCACCTGACCCATTTTCCACAGTGATTGCTAATGGCGTCGGCAGGGAACCAGGGATAGCGGACAGGGAGAGCGCATTGTAGGGTGACACGTTACCGTTGCGAATTGTCGCATTGGTCAAGGTCGTATTCGGCCCCTCCCAATAATCGAGCCGTTCGATAATGAATGCAGTTTCGCCGGCCCCGACAGTATTGTAGATCTGGCGCAAGCCTTTTGAATCACCCCAATCATCCCGCCCATTGATGATTTCCGAGCGGTAGACACTATCACTCGCGTTAATTTGATATTCCAAGTAGACACGATTGTTGCCGGTTTCGGTCTGCCGGATTTTTGCATCGGAGAGCAGACGTTTGACCTCTCTAATGGTCGTCAAAATGTCGCTTGATGCCCCGGAGTAGGCAACCCTAATCGTTTCGGTTGCGGTCGCACCGTCACCGGCTATGGGGAAATATCGCGCCCCAATCAAACCACTCGAAACGCTCCCACCGTCATTATGCAGCGTGATCGTCGTCGCACCATCGGTAACCCTAAGCAGCATTTTACACCCCCGCCAAACGTCGTTGGATCGTGTAGGCGATTTGTTCCACGTCCATATTGTTGTTCACATTTTGAACATAAACATTCACAGTTGCGCCAGAACTCACCCCGCTCCTACCATCCTTCGCTTTCGGCTCACTTGCACTATCGCCGCCCCCGCCGCCACCCAACCAACTAGGTAACGATGGCAGGGATGGTGACCAACTCAGCAGACTAGATACCCATGCCGGGGTGCCAGGTGACCAGTTCAGAAGCGAAGAAATCCACCCTGGAGCATCTGGGAACTTCCAAGCGAAGATCCTATTCCAGATTGCCGATAATTCCCCGCTAAAGCCAGGGAACGACCACGCGAAAATTAGATTCCACGTTGATAACAAGCCTTCGCTAAACTCAGGGAACGTCCACGAGACCAGATCCTCAACTGTCGATGGTGGATCGGGGAACAGCCACGAAAGGAGGGGTTGTAGCCAAGCTGGGGCTTCCATATCGGTGAACCCGAGGCCGATTGATTTCAGAATATTCTCATCCCATGAGAATTCCGTGATTCGTCCTTTCGCATCATAGGTGTAGGTAAATAGCCCCCACAGCACTGAGCCTATAGTCGCTCTGGCCGCGACATCATAAGTCTTAGTAGCAACTCCCCAAAAAACCGATGTGATCGATACATCGGCCTCGTATTCCCAGTGGTAGATTCCCCAAAGCACATCGACAACGCGTGATTTCGCAGTGTACTCGTTCCTAAAAGCTCCCCAGAGCACGTTTTTTATTACGGTATTCGCAGTGTAGCGCCCTGAATAAGCACCCCATAGCACTTTTTCGATGGCGACTTTCCCGTCATAAACGAAGGAGTACACCCCCCACACTACAGAACTTATGCTCGCCGTGGAACTGTATGTGCCAGTAAAAAGCCCCCATAGAACGCCGACAATAGTCACATCGGAGTTGTAGCGATGGCTGAAAAGCCCCCACAAAACGCTCGTGATACCGGTATCAGCGGTGTAATGGCCATAGAATAGCCCCCAAAGCACATTGTTGATCGTGACACCAGCGCTATAGCTGTGGAAGTATTGACCCAGCCCCCAATCAACATTTGTGATCCCGGCCTCAGCGTCGTATTGCCACTGGAAACCACCATCGCCGGCGTTCCAGTTTATTTTTTTGATTCCCGCTTCGGCGTCGTAGACGAAACCGATACCTTCGCCCGATTCTGTTGTCCAGTCAACGCTCAGGACGCGGGATTTAGTATCGTACTCGAATGTGAAATCACCCCAGTCAACCGACACAATCTTCGTTGTGGCATCATAGGAGACTTGAGCGCCAGCGCCGATAGCAAGAGCGCCGATTGCAGCCGGAACCGGCCCGACACCTGATCCCCGCATGACGCCGTAGAGTTCTCGCGCCCTGCCGATGGCACTCGTGATCGCCGATTCAATTTTCGTGAATGCCGATTCGATTGTCGGCATTGCCATGTTACCGATCTCAAGGATCCCATCGGTTAGCGGAGACAGGGCGACCGTAGCCCGACGCCATAGACCACTAAAGAAGTTGCCCAGAGTATCATATTTCGCCGAAAGTTTGTCGGTTGCGCCGGATAGATCGTCTAACGAGACCCGGCTCATATCAATGGCAGCAACCGCAGCATCGCCTAGATCCTCGTATTGGGTGCCAATGAGGGCTACGCCGGCCTGCATCCTAATTGCAGCGTCATCAGTTTGGCGCAACGCACCCGTCACCATTTCCCACGCCTGGGTCACTGTAATGCTGCCCGACGCCAAATCACGAGTGATGGCAGCGGAATTCAACCCTAGCAATTTCAGCCCATCTTCGGTCGTTTTGCTACCATCCTGGATACGCAATCGAAATTCCTTGAAAGCGTCCGCCGCTTTATCTGTACCAAGGACGCCACCTTGTAGACCCGTTTCAAGCAAGCTAAAGAACTGTGCAGCACTAGCACCACCATTCGAGAACTGAGTGCTATACTCGTTGATGGTATCAATAAAATCATCGGAGCGATTCAGGCCACGCTGAAAACCGGACGCAATGAAGTCGAACGCTTGATCAGACGATAGGCCGAAATTCTCCATTAATGTCTGCGCCGCACTAATCGACTCGTTGATTTCGGAATCAAAAGAATCACGCAGAGCAAGCGCTTTTTCGCTGATCTTTACGAGACTAGGGTCGTTGGCGGCTAACTGTAGTTGCTTTGACACCTCAGCAATAACCGATCCGACATCTGAGATTGATTCTCCGAAGTTTTTACCGTAGACTTCTTTAATAGCATCGCCGAATTTTTCGGCCTCTGCTGTCGAGATACCCAAATTGGCGGCAATGTCGGCTGTGGCAGTGCGCAGATCGTTGCTTACATTGAATGCTCCTACGCCGACAGCAGCGACAGCGCCGGCTAGTGCAGTTGCACCAGCGACAGCAGCGCCGCCCATGAAGCGCGACACAGTGCCACCGACTGAGGACGCCCACGCCGATGTTTTGCTCTTGGCTGAATCCAAGCCGGATATTAACGCTTTGTCGTCGGTTGCCAGATAAACAATGGCATCTGCTAGTTTCATTCGATTGATATCCCCATTTCTTGCAGTAGCTCGTTGGGTTGCATCCGTTGGGTTCCTGATTTCGAGCCACCCATGGCCTCCGCAAGAAGTTTGATCGTGTGGGTAGCCTGCAATTTTGCTTCCCACTCTTTTCGGCGCATGTAGCTGTGGGCCAATTGCCACATGGCTACATTATCCAAATCGTCGGCAACTATGCCCCACTCCGAGAGTCCCAATTCCTCTAGATCGATTGGTTCGGTGAGCCAAACTCTCTCATCAGCCCCCGGAGCTTCCCGGAAAAAGGGAATGCCAGGGCGATCACCTCCACGAACGCATCGATAATTTCAGATTCGTAGCCGTTCATTTCGATGTGGTCGCGATCCGCTGCTAATTCTGGCGCATAGGCGAACAAAAGATTGGTTGCGATCTCGACACTACCGAACAATTTCTCGGTGATTTTCTGCACAGCAGCGGTAACAGCGCTCATATCGGTCAGGCTAGTAGCCCCGGCGTTTGTCAGCGATGCCGCCAACTCCGACCATTCATTCGCCACCATTTTGCGCCATTCGACCGATTTGCGGATCGGAAGCTCTTTGATCGTGTAACTTTTGCCTGCAATAGTAATATTTGCGGTTTTCATTCGATTCTCTCTATTTTCATAAATACAGTGGGAAATCGACCGAATAGGAACTGTTAATAGCCTATTCGGTCGATCCCGCTCGACTAGATCTTCTCGGTCGTCACCTTGACCAGTTTCATCAACTGTTGACCAACCGGCTTGCTTAGATCCCCAAGGGTTTGGATCTTGAGGGGGATCCCAGTCGCCGCTTTCTTGGAGAACTCGAGTTTGCCATTGATCACAGCCGTGGCACGCCAGATGAACATACGGATTGGGAATTTGACATTGTTCGCCCCGACATACAGAGATTCGATACCGAATGCCCATTCCTTAACCGTCACGTCACCACCGGCAAACAATTCTTGGTATCCGCGCTTCGTGGCGCTAGGGGGACTAATGGTAACGGTGCTGCCGAAAGACAAACCCAAAGCGTCAGCCGACGCTTCAGCCAGGGTTGTTTCGATCAACGCTTCCTCTTTCGTGCGCAAGCGTTTAATCGGCAAGGTAGATCCCTCAACTTCAATATCGAAAGTTTCGTTGTTGAAGCCCAGGGAAATAGGCGTCAAGGTTTCGCCCAGATCCTTCCAGTTACCACCCCACGCAGCGCCGTATTGAATGGTCGTTTCGGAGGGGTGAGCCTCCCCGACCGGAGCGTACAGGATCCTAGCGGGGGCGGCCAGGATGTCGGAAACGTTATTGATAGTCATTTTGAATTGCTCCTATTGGAAAATTGGTTACTCGGCAGTCGCCGAAAATGCAAAAATGTCGAAATAGACGATATACTCGTCAAGATCGGAATCGTAATCTTCCGTCAAAGACTCACAGGTCATAGCGAAATGATGGTATCTATTGAATCGCTCCTCGGTTGCCTCTAGGGCACGAATTGCGTAGTGGCTCAGGTGATGAGCGTCAGCATAAGTTTTCGCATGAACTGTGAATTGGAGTCGATGACGGTACAGATGCCCGTTTTCCGATTCCGAAGTTCGACTAATAATCTGGTAAGTCATCGACGGCAATACCGCCGATTGTGGAAGGCGATGGGGGTAGATTCGATTCCCCGCCATCTCCTGAACCAACGGGTTCGTTGAAAGCGTGTGAAAAATCACCTCTCCAATCAACTGTGGCCGATCAATCATCCGAGCCTCCGCAAAAGTCAGGTGCATCCCCTCTAGAACTCTAGTTAATTCAGCGTTGATAATCACCCCCTGATCACCATCCGCCGCGTGGATTCTAGCATTAACATGGTAGGTATAGGGGAACGGATCGATCGGGTCGGTGTTGTCCCGACGCTCTAGCTGATAGGTGATCGCTGGTAACTGAGTCTGCGCCGGCAAGTAGATCGGGTAAATTCGATCCCCAACCGAAGTCTGTAGAGCCGGATCAGCCGAGAGAGTTACAAAGATCTTATCTCGCGTCATTCCAAGCCCTCGCTCAATTTCTCGATAACTTTTTCGGCCAATTGCCTCTGATTAGCATCTAGGGCTGGGCGCATAAAAGGTCGAGCGCGCATCTTTCTAGTACCCCGCTCGAGAAAACCGGCATAGAACGCCGAGAAACCAGCGACAGCTTCGTGGCGTCTCGGTCGAATTTGGCGATTATTTTTACCATCCGAGCGGTACGTGCTGCGGCTCTGTGTCGCCACATACCCCGATGATTTCAGATCCCCGGTATCCTCTGGTGCCCTAGCAGTAGCATCTGCGACGAGAATTTCACCGGCTGCGAATAAAGCATCGTCGGTGTTGCCGTCGATGAGTGCCAACAATTCGTCAGCATTCCATCGTAGTTGCACTCTAGATTTCGACATCAGTTGCCACCAATACCGTTTCCCGTTTCGCCCCATCTGGGTCAAAAACGCTCAGAATCTCAAGGGCTTTGCCCCGCCACACCACGCGCATTTTCGGGGTGATGTCCGCTCGATAGCGTATATTGATTCGATAGGGCAACGTGGCCACCGTGCGATCCGCGAGGCTACGTAGATTCTCGGTGCCGGTCATCTGGCGCACGGTCGCCCATACATCGACAAACGTCTGCCACGATTTCACCTCTGCACCATAGTCATCGCGTGCGACGGATTGAGATTCGATCCGAATCCGTTCATTCATTCGCCCGATAATCATC